TATCGTTCGTGATACATTCGCCCTAAAAAAATAATCGATATCAGAATATACCCCTGTCTCGGATGTTGCTTTAACCGTATTATCAGTATCAAGTTCATCTATCACAAGAATGCAAGTTTCCGTAACAGCCTGATATAAAAATGCCGAGAAATTGAATGTATCGCCTACATCGATTTTCTCTACACCTTCAAAGGATATTATTTGATAAATAGATTCAGCGGCTGCGGTAAATGTTATTTTGCATGAATAGCTACCGAATTGTTTTTGCGTGCTACTTCGCTCGTAGGTTATCCCGCTAACCGTACCCCAAGAATTACCGATAGTCGCGTTTTCAAACGACGAATTAAGCGCGTAGTTCTTTATAGTTTTAAGCGAAACCAGCCGCACAAAATCATGGATAAGTGAATCCGACTCCGCCGCAGGGTCGCATAAATCGTGCGAGTCAAAGCTATGAGAAACCGACATCAGCGTTTCCCCAAGTTCTGAAATGCCGTCTTCCGCGTCGACTGTTACATTGCTATAAAACTTATTAGGTGATTCCCTCCTAAATGCGCCAGGCGTAGTTCGGCCAATAAACAATGGTTCACTTAAACCATGGGTAGTCGCAACGTCTTCGGCGTATTCCGTTGATGTATAATTTTTTGGAAGTAAAGTATACGCCGCACGTTCGGCTATAGCACTAGCCGAAGGCATAGATTTGTAGATTACCAAGTCCGCCGCGAAATACCCGTCAAACCATGACGACGCTCCAGCGCGGCTTCCGAGATATGCCATCCCGTTATAAACACTTGGACGCGTCGCGTCGGTCGCGGTATAGGTTAATGTATGAAGTACGCCGCCGACATAAATAAACACCGCTCCGTTTCCCGCCGTCGTCTTGAGATATCCGGCGATGATATGCTTCCATCCGGCCGAGGCCAGCGCGACGTATCCGGATAAATACGCTCCGGTATCGGTACAAACCGCGATACCAATCCTAGACGCCGTACCTCCGGTATTGTACGTGCATTGCACCGAGCCGATAGTAGCCGAATAATCTGCGGACGACTCAAATATCGTTTTTTCAGTTGTACTACCTGCCGGGAAATAAATCGAACCTGAAATACATATACAATCGACAAGACCCGTCAACCGAACGCTAGCATACGACGGCTGTCCGCTTAGCTTGACATACCGCCCGCCCGGTGCCGTCGCGTCTACCACGGGAATAAGCGCTACCGGCGTCAAGTGCCGGCCGTTTCCGGAGTTGTCGATGAGGCGGGATAGAGTGGAACCGGTGCCGATGTAGACATACGACACGTCAAAAAGCACATTAGTATAAGATGTTGAAACCTCGCACGACACGTTTATCGAAGTCACATCGCCAGCGACAACCACAAATACATCTTTCGTCTGTCCGGCTGTCATCGATCCTAATTCTTTGAGTACGGTGTAGGCCACCCCGCCGACCGTACCGAAAAGCGTAACGCGCGATAAAGCATATAGAACCGTGACTCTTACCATGTACAGCTTGGCGGTTCCAGCCGCTATAGTTTTAACAGCGCGGGCGTAATTGGCGGCCGTTGTTTTTGTTAGCCTAAGTTTCCCGTCAACTATAGATAAAGTCCCTTGAGTTCCTGTCCATCCATCAACGCCGGTTACCCAGTCTACCGGATTGACGTACGTCGTTCCCGCCGGGTCGTCAGGGTAGGATGGAACGGTCGAAAAATCAAACAGGGCCCAAGCGCCCGACTTATCGTATAGGCGGCTTCGTGGCGATATGCTTTCAATTTCTATAGGTACGCGGTTTTGTAAATATTTCTGTGTCCCGTTGTAATGCGCCGAAGCCGGGTCCCAAGCATCGTATTGATCGTCGGAGAATTCACCGTTCACATTGTGCATGACCATATTTGCGGTATTTGCGCCAGGACTTCCGGACTCTTGTTTCTCTACCGATTTTCGGATACTGAAAGATTTGACGCCATAAAGCCCGGCCGGCTTGTTTATCCGTATACGCTCTCGCCCAAGCGTTAATCCGTTGAAATCAAACATAATTTGACGGTCAGCTTGAAAAGTTTCAAATTGACCGGATGTTAATTCCGAATCAAGTTCGTGGATAATCCAATATGACGTTTCCGCCGCGACGGTCGGGAAAAACGATATCTTGTTTAGCGGGATAAAGTCGCCAGCACCCGGCGTGTTCTCGGTCTGTACCGTTTGCAATCCGTCAACCAACAGCAACATTCCGGCATGTTTACCGGTATTGTCGTACCACGCCCGTATGTAATGCCATTTCTGCAAACTAGCGTCAGTCGTATAGGCCGGGCTTGAGATAGTAGTACCAGGACTTTGGATCATATCAAACGCGTCCGAAGTCGCGTTGTAAACGATAGAGAATTCCGCCGCAGTTTCCGCCGCAAATATCGTTTGATCGCCGGCGACGTTATAAGCAAACTCAGGTTTAAACCATCCTTCAAGGATAAACCGTTGCGGTAATGTATAGACGTAGGTTAGATCGGTAGAACCGCCGCATTGCATCCGGTACGTTCCGCGCATATTCGTCGTTCCATCATTGGCGATATAGGACACCCCGGCGAATGTCAAAGCGGGAAATACTCGGCAACGCGGATTTAAATAATAGTTTATTCGATGATTGTAATCGGTACGCATTGAGTTCTGCCAAGTCGCCGGAATATGTTTCAGCATTACCAGCCCCTACCCGCAGAAGACACTCCCGATATAGCAAGTCTTTTTACTTCTCGTTCGGATATAACGCTTCCGGCAATATTCTGAATAACAGTTACGTTTCCCATACCACGTTTATTGTTTGCACCGCCAAAAGCAAACGATTCCGCTCCGCTTTCGCCAGCAAGAAATAAAGTCGGCTTGGTAACAATACCGGAACCACCTTCGGCCATCGGGATAGCTCTGACCATTCCCGCCGCACCATAAGCAAGACCTATAGTTGCCCCGGCCTTTAATAATGCCGGTACTTCCATAAAGTCGCCCGCTAGAACATTAGTCATCAATAATCCAGCAGTGACTATCGCTTCCTGAGCCAGCGCTTCAATGCTTCCGGCGATGACGTTCAAAGTCGTTCTACCTAAACTCTTCCAGCCATCCTCGCCTAAGACTAATGCTTGCCCCATAGCGGCCGACATCATGGTATATGTATCAATTATACCAGATGACATATCTTGATTAGCTTTCAATACCATTCTTGTATTTTCTACTTCTTTAAGCGCCGCTGTTTCGGAGGCTTTGGCTATTTGTTCATATGCCCATACTATACCGTTTTCTTCTGGCGGTAATCCCATAAGATATCTCATTTCTTTTATTTGATCGATGGTTAATGCTATTCCATCTCCTGGATCAATTTCCCCGATATGGTTTGAAAAATCTATGAACGTTGCATCAAACTCTTGGAGAGCCCAGGCGGCCGGATTAGTCGCCTTTTCAAGATCAACCAATTGCGCTATCGTCGCCGGTATACCTTCAGAGTTTACTAACTCACCAACGTGATTTGAGAAATCCATGAAAGTATTAGACAATTCCTCTAATGCGTATTTTGCCGGGTTAATCGCCCGATCTAGTTCATCAAGTTGCTTTGCCGTCGCCGGTATTCCATCCCCGTCAACCAACTCGCCGATATGATTAGAAAAGTCTATAAATGTTGCGTCGAATTCCTGTAGAGCCCAGGCGGCAGGATTAGTCGCACGTTCTAATTCAATAAGCTGATTAGTTGTCGCCGGTATACCTTCTTCATTTATTAATTCACCAACATGATTTGAGAAATCTATCCAGGTATTAGACAATTCCTCAAGCGCATATTTTGCCGGGTTTATTGCTCTGTCAAGCTCGTCCAATTGTTCAACTGTTAATGCTATTCCTTCCCCTGATTCAACCTCTCCAATTTGATTTGAAAAGTCTATAAAGGTATCAGCTAGTTTTGCTAAAGCCGATTCTTGCACCGCTGTTGCTGCGGCACTCGCGGCGGCGGAATCGGCGACTAATTTATTCGCCGCGGCAACTTTACCGGCGGTCTCTTGTTGGACGCGTTGCTTGTTTAGTAATAGCTTTAACTGCGCTTCAAGCCTAATTTGCTCTTCCATTTCCAGCGGCGCAACGTTTCCATACATGGACATCATTTCAGAGTTAAGCGCTTTTTGTTCTATTAGTAAGTTCCTAGTCATATCAATTGCTGACTGAATATCACCCGTTCCGCCGGACATTATACTTGAAAGATTTCTTTTCCCTGAAAACTCCTCCATTACTTTATTAAACCAATCGAGCGCCTTAGTAACAGCAGGAAGCATCGTCTTACCAATTTCGGCAAGCTGTAATTTTGTATTGTCCATAGCCGTCGAGAACTTACCTTCGGCAGTCTCGGCGACTTTATTCATCATATCATGGTACAATCCACCCTCGTCCGTCATATTCTTGAGGGCCTTCTCAACATCAGCGAAACCGATCTTTCCTTCCGACACCATCTTAAACACTTCAGCGCCAGTCGCACCGGTTTGTTTTTCAAGTTCCTTCATTATCGGAACGCCGGCTTCAATAAAGCGATTCAACTGCTCCATTGACGCGACGCCTTTTGATTTTAATTGACCAAAGGCAAGCGTTAGGCGTTCTAGCTTTTCAGGATTGCCCATGGCGACATCGCCTAGCATTCGGAGTTTATTTGTTATTTCATCAACGGGAATCCCTACGGAAAGCAGTTGCTTACCAGCGGCGGTAATATTTTCTAGTTCAAGCGGGGTTTGCGACGCAAGCGCGTTCATTTTATTAAATAGATCATTGGCCGTTTCCATCGATCCGGTTAATACAGAAAACTCCATTTTAACGCGTTCTTGAGCGGCGGCGAGCTGTACGGAAGTCTTGACCATATCGGCCATTCCGGAAATAACCGCCCGGCCGGCTTGGACGGCTAAACCGTAGGCAGTCGTATACCCAGCTATCGATTTTGCAAGATCTAGCCCGGTCTTAGCGTTTGACTTGTTTGTTTCGTCAAGTTGTTTCATCTTGGCGATAGCGGCATCCACCTCGGCCCTGACTACAATCTTAATCTCGTCAACGGTCGCCATGTTTCGGCCTCACTATCACGGCGTCAAGCGCCATGAACAACTCGACTATTTCCAGGTGTTGCCAAAGTTGATCGCCCCACCCTCCGTAATTCATCCAGCCGATACCTTTTTTAAATCGCATATATATTTTCTCATAAGTAAAATATTCGTCATCCATTCCAAGGTAAGGAAGGAACCACTCTGACCCTTCGTCATATTCCTGGTCCTCCCCTTCCTCATTCTCAACGGTTACGGTCTTGGATGTCGCGCCTTGAAGAATCGGGATAATTTCGCAAGGCCGCGTCGGTTTATGGTCTTGGATTCGGGCGTAGAATCCAGCGATGATTTTTTTTTATTTATTCCGTTTATTTCGGTCCAAATCTTCCAGCCCATCGCCCAGGCCGACTCTGCGATGAACGCGCAATTGTCATCTTCAGGGTTCACCTCAAGATCAAGAAGCGCGTCGACCGTGGTAACGTCTTTATACGGTTCGGGGAATCCAGCTATTTTCGTAACGGCCATTCCAGCCAGTTCAACGAAATCTATTTTCGCCGGGTTCCCGTCTTCCCATAGCGCGTCCGTCTTTAGCCTGGAATACTCATTGACGGTCAGCGCCCGATACCAGAAATCAAACCCCAGTTCATCCGTTCCGATCCTTGCTTTATTCCCTTCCTTTTCAAGCAGCGCCATTATTCCTCCTAGGCGTACGTGCAGACGTGCGGGACGTAATCTAATGTAATCTCAATATCGAAACTTGCCTTTCCCTTTACTCCTACCGAATTGACACCACCGCCGGTAATCTTGCCTTTGAAATAATGATGCCGTTTGTTCACGGTATCGGTCGCCCGGAACCATCTAGCCGTCGGTCGAGCAGCGGTAGAACTTGCGGCTTCATGGAAAATCTCACCGAACAGCGCCTTTTGCGTTGCTTCGCTCGGACTGTCATAGGTCCCGCTTCCCGTCACCGGTCCGTAATCGGAAACGCTCAAAATGTTATGCACCATCGCATCGCCGAAACTTGTAGTTTCCGTCTTGGTGTATTTCGCCGACAATCCCCCGATGGTATCGAATCCGCCGATAGTCGTACAGGTTGATACGGTCGTTGGTCGCATAGAATCGGTCTGCGTTGAACAGGCAGAGCATACGGTCGCGGTTAAAAGCGTTAGCCGCCAGTCGTACCCGTTTGATCTTGTAGAAGCGCTCATTTCAACCCCCTAGGCGGTCGTGCAGACTTGCGGAACGGAATCGAGCATGATTTCAAGGTCGAAACTTGCTTTACCCTTGACTCCGACGGAATTGATACCACCGCCGGAAACCCGCCCTTTAAACCGATGGGTTCTCTTATTGACCGTATCAACAGCGGCCCATACCCTAGCAGTCGGACGGGCGGCCGTAGCGCTTGCCGCTTCGTGGAAGATTTCTCCGAATAATGCTTTCTGCGATGTATCGCCGGGATCGTAAGTTCCCGAAGCCGTCACCGGGCCATAGTCCGCGACGCCCAAGACGTTATGCACCATCGCGTCGCCGAAAGCCGTGGTTTCGGTTTTGGTAAACTTTCCGGACAGTCCGCCGATGGTGTCAAACCCTCCTACGGTAGTGCAGGTAGTAGCGACCAGTCGGATCGAATCAGCGTTCGTCGAGCAAGCCGTACAAGTAACGACCGTAAGTAATTTCAAATACCAATCGTATCCATTTGATCGAGTGGACGCGCTCAATTTAGTCTCCTATTCGGGAAGTTTCTTCCAGGCATTCCCGATAACCCCTAAGCCATTCGGAGCGCGATACCGCCTCATCAAGCAGGCGATCAGACTCCGCTTGTTTTTCTTGGATTAATTTCATCCGATTGTTTAATCGTTCTTTGGGGAAATTCTTTTTATGGCAGTATTGCCAGTCTTGGCTTAGTATCAGCGACCCTTCCGATACCTCAACCGTGACTCCTGACCCTTCGGCGCGCCCGATCCAATAAAGGAACGACCGCTGATACCTAGTATATTCCTGTTCCGTCGCTAAATCAATACCGAAAAGAGTGATATGTTTGACCACTGTTTCTAAAGCATAAGCCATCATATAGTCATAACTAAATTGGAATACCGGCCGGTACTTTTTTACAAGACTATCAATTCCGAGATCAACCGAATGTTTCAATTCAGAATATACCCCGTCGGTCATGATAGGACAGCCGTAGCTGTTTAGCCTATCTGGATCGTATGATGCATCCTCGCCTTTTTTGTGGATCTCAAAAACAAGATCAACGCGCGGCAGTATTTTTGCAACGCTCGCAGTCGTCCATATATCACCGTCGAACCCGTCTGATTGCCGCGTGGTAGTTCCATTTCCGACTAAGGCTATGCGCTTTTGTTCGATCATTTGTAATACTCCGCCGGTTTCCATTTTCGCTTCAACGAAAAAAACATATTGTAATAATCCTGTTGGTAATAGATCGGCCGTTTTATTTTATCGTCGCGGAATTGCACCTCACCGCGGAATCCGTATCCAGTATAGGCGAAGCTACAAACCGAACACGGCCACGGGAATACGCCATTGTGTTGATCTTCGCGCAACTTAGTTATCGCTTCATTGTTGTACAATTCAAGCAGGCTATCGCCGATCTTGTATTGCCCGTAGCTTAGCGCGTGTTCGTCGATTACATGGTTATTGTATGAGCATATCGCCAGCTCGCCATTCCATCGGATTTCCATGAATTGGTTATCGAAATACTGGCACGGCTTTGTCCGCATCGGGATTTCATTGTCTCCAACTAGAATCTTACCAACGCACACGTAATCGATCCCGGCGTCGTTTAGCCAATATTGAACGTAGTCTTCGATTTCTCCCCAGTCCTGGCCGCGCGCGCATATTTTTACGGCGATATCTTTATCGGAACCGATAGCCGTTTTTATGGCGAGAAGTTTTTCAAGATTGTTCAACAATACTTTTTCATTGGTTCCCGGCCGGGCGATTTCGATATTCCCCGAGTCCGGCAATCCGTCCATGCTTACAATTATCTGATAGCAGGTGCTTTCTTTCGACAGAAGAAACCGAAGAATATCTTCCCGCCATATTGTCAAATTGGTCGTAACGTAGAACCTCAGTCCGTTTACCGATAGGTATTTCACCATTTCCAGGTAATCGCGGTTTAGGAACGGCTCGCCGATAAGCCACGGGACGACCGAAACGCCCGGCATCTCTTCTTTTACTTTATCGATGATTGCCTTGAACATTTCCAAGCTCATGTCGCCGACGGCGTTCGTGTTGCACGTTGAAAGACAGAACTTGCATTTTAGGTTACATCGATTTGTTACCTCGATGACGACCATCTTCGGTATCAGTAAATCCCCCATGAATCCCCCCTATGCCCTAGTATACGTCACTTTGACATCAAACTGAAATTGCCAAGCATTCCCGGTCAATTCGATATCACGTACCCCGTTTGCAACGATTGAAGTTACCGTCACGCCGTCCACCCATGGCGTGATATGATTGATTATTTTCCGCGCTGCGAGCGCTATTGATTTGGTAGCTTTGTTTCCGCAGAAATCGAATTGTATCCGCGCGTTGCCGGTATCGGTATTATCGAACGCCTCTTCATCGGTCGGGTCGGAAATAACGCTATACCACCCATAAGGCTCAGTCGTTCCATCCGGCGCGCTGTACGGATAAAGTCCGCCGGTCAAAGTAGCCAGCCATACGGTATTCGCGCGAAGCTTTACGTCGAGCGCTTGCTCAATGCAGGTACTATCCATGATACGCCGCCTTGATCGCTAGGCCGATAGTCTTTTGCCTTTTAGCTTCCCGTTGTCGCACTGAATAATCAATAGCCGGGCGAAGGTATGGTTGACGCGGATAATTCGGCATATCTTTTCGGCCGTACTCCACCGGACCGGCGTATTCAAGATGCGATCCGACGTGCCCGGTATGTTCTTCAAGCGGCTTGTCCAGATAGTTGAAAGCGCTTGTCTGTTTCCCGCCGCCTTCATTAAGGCCTCCGTCGTCTTTTTGAGTCGCCCACATAACGGAGCTTTTTAATTCCCCCGTATCGACCGGGACAAGCTCTTTAGCAAATCCAGTCAATATCACGCATTCGCCGACGACCAACTTTTCGGCCACTTCATCGGAGATGATATCTCTATAGCTCATTTGGCTTGCCGTCATCGTGAACGCGGTCAAATTATCGCCTCCGGGCTTTCCTTAACGAATACCTCAAGATGGTGTCCAGTCCGTTCCGGGAATATCTTAGGCGGAACAACAATCTCAAAGGTCCTACCAGCCCATACTAGCTTGTATTTAGCCTGAATGACAATATTAGACGGGAAAGCAAAAAACCCATCCGCCCGCGCTTCAGTCGCCCCGCCTACGCGCGCACGGTCGCCCGATAATTCGCTGAAGCAGCCATAGAACGGAGATCCTATAACCTCGCTCCATGTATTATCGAACGGGAAGGTCGCCGACGCCGTAAACTTGTAGACGTGAACCGGTTGCGTGAAAAACCGACTGATAGCCGATTGAACGTAAGGAACAACCCAAGATGCGTAAAGCGATATATTGGAGCTTGCAACCGTTACTGTAGCCCCAACGGCGTATGCTGTTCCGTCCTGGTCGGCCGTCGTATTCCAATCGTTAAACGCGTAATTGGTCCGCGCTAAACTCCCGCTGTTTGTGGACGCAAGGAACGTTTCGCCGGTGATATACAAATTGGCGTCGGTCGGAACCGAACCGGAAGTATTATTGTTTCCGTAGTACGTAACGGAATAAGTCGCTTGCCATTTTGCATAAAGCGTCACGCTTGTGGTAATCGTAAACGTTGCAGCCGGACTTCGGTCTGTTCCACTTCCATCGGATGCGGTATTCCATTTCATCCAGCGATATCCGGTTCGTGCAAGAGTACCGGTATTAGCGGCGACGGTAGCGGTATCGCCGGTATAGTATTCCGTCGCGTCAGTCGGGGCGGTTCCGCTTGTATTGCTGTTTCCGCTGTATGTTATGGTCTTCGCGGCTTCCCATTCGGCGTAAATAGTGACAGCGCCCGAAATCGGCAACAATCCGCCAGCCGTGTACCTTGTACCGGTCCCATCGGCGGCCGTATTCCATCCGAGCCATTTATAATGAGTCCGCGCCAGCGATCCGGTATTTCCCACGATAGTCGCCGATTCACTAAGATGATATTCCGTCGAATCAACAGGCGCCGATCCCGAAGTGCTGTTGTTGTCGTCATATGTTAAAGTAGCGGTCCACTCTGCGTATAAAGTAACATCAGCGCCAGCTATGACGTACGACTCCGCCGGTGCGTATCTAGTTCCCGTTCCATTAGCTAAAGTATTCCACCCAGCAAAAGTAAAACCGGTTTTAGCTAGCGTCCCGGTATTTCCCGCGACGGTTGCGCTTTCTCCGGTTATATATTCTGTCGCGTCGGTCGGGACCGTTCCGCTTGTCGAATCGTTATCGTCATAGGTAACGGTATAAACCGGCGTCCATTCAGCATATAATACAGTATCATCGGCCGTCATTGGATAGGCAGAGGATACGGCGTAATGCGTACCAAGTCCGTTAGCTAACGTGTTCCACCCAGTAAAACGGTAATCGGTTTTTGCAAGCGTCCCTGAGTTGGTCGCGGTTGTTACCGTATCGCCTGAAAGGTAAGTGTTTGAATCGGTCGGGACCGTTCCGCTGGTGTTACCGTTACCGTTATAAGTAAACCCAAACTTTAAAATATATATTCTGAACTTATTATCAATTAGAGTATCCCATCGACATTTAAATATATTTCCGTAATAATCTACGGTGTATTTATAATTTTCGTCTGTAAGTTCGTCGAACTCAGCAAATTGCGATAATGTATCAGAACCATCTAACGATCGGTAATAGTAATTATTCTCAGAACATCTTGCATACTTTCGCCCATCAAATACCCCGCCTTTAATCGCTGCCCATGTCAAAGAATCAGCACCAATGTCAGAAAAGCTTCCCCCAACCGGCATTTTTTGAATTGCCTTTGCCGCCGCTGATGCGACATAAACAGCATTATCTTGATCGACAAAAATTTGTTGGGCCGAGTAAGGCGAAGTTGCATAGGTGCTGAATGTTGTATTTCCGTATACGCATTTTTTTATACTGGTCCCGGCTATTGAATAAAGGGAATCGTCTGGGCCAACTGCAAGATATACAATTGTTTCACTGCCAAACGTTCCAAACGTTGACCCATTCCAATAACTTATATTTGCTGATCCACTTGCTGCTACAAAAAAAACCCGACCATGGGAGTCGCCTACGACACTGTTAGGACTATTAGCAAGTGTTCCTACTTGAGAAAAGCTTGTCCCGTTTGGTTCAGTTGATTTTAATATTCTATGTTCGCCATCCCATTTATATAACCATATGTATCCGTTGTAGTCACGATAAGGCCATGATATATTATCGGTTGTGTCATACCCGAAAGATACAAACTGCATTATTCGCCCTCGTATGCGGTCAAGTCTTTATCAAAGTACCGCCTATTTTCGTTGACGTGCCAAATCATGCCTCCGCGCCCGGTTCGGTGGAACTTCCATGGACGGAGGGAATTAAGGATTTCATCTGGATAGGCGTTGACCACACTTCGATAAGCCTCTGTCAAATTGCCAAGATGAAGCGATACAAGACCCGGAGCGTTTGAGTTCTTGAGCTGGTATCCAATCATCCGCGACGCGATAAGTTTCAACTGAGCCGGGAAGTTAGTCAACGCGACCGTAACGTCGTACCCGGTCGTCGTCTGCGTTTCATCGACTATCGCTTCGGTCGTTTGCAGGTAGGTATCGGCCTGAGCGGATATCGTGAAAATCCCGTCATTCAACCGCGAACCGGAAACTATGATATTCCCGCCGGTCGGGTAGCCCATCGCGGTAAATCCGCCAGCGTCGAGAAGTATTTTATATGTCGTTCCGGTAACATCAAAATAGATATCATCGGAGGTAATGTCATAATCAGGCGCGCGGAAGTAGTTGTTACATTCGGAAACGATATCGGCGTATGCTATCGGAATCAGCGTTGATATAAGCGCGTCTCGTGTTGCGTCCGTGTCGGATATTCGGAGAAAGGCTTTAACCTCGGCAAGCGTTACCATTTATTTTTCCTCATACCAAAAAAGCTTATAGTACCCGGTTGACGCCGTAGTGGCACCGATATTTTCTATTCTAA